TATCTATTGGAATTTTATCAATATATCTAATTCCAAAGAAATTCTTTAAACTTCCATTTTCATTAACATACTCTAATGCAGATTCATCATATAAATAAACACTTCTATATAATGTATCTCTGCTTATATAAGTACTTAAATCATTTGTGGGAATAATAATTCCTCTATTAGAAGGATTTCCTTTAGCAATTTCTACATAGTTCATAGATTAGACAAACTACTTCCATTCATTTCTGATTTAGTAGGGATTATTTCTGTTGCTTCCTTTACATAACCCTTTCCTTTTAACCAAGTAATGTATTCTTTTAATCTAACCTTATTGTCTTCTGTATTAGTATACACTCTAGGATGAACAGTAATCCATGCTCTATCTCCATCTTTCTTTGGTTTTGCTTTATATATATAAGCAATATAATCAAATGGAGGCTCATATGTTTCTGTATTTCCAGCTTTAATAAAGTTAGTTCTTAAATACTTTTGAATATCTTCTATTTTGTCACCCTTTTCATCTTCCCATCCTCCATCAGTATTTAATCCTGCTGTACATCCAATAACATCAAAGAAGTGATATAGCCTTTTTAATACACTACCACCAGTTATTTTAGTGCTTTCCATATCAAAAGAACCCTTAATTTGAAGATTTCTTGTATATTCACTGAATTTTTGCTTAATTTCTATATCAATATACAAATCTGCCCAATCAAATTCATTTGTTCTATCTTTAAAGTCTATAATACCGAATTCACATATTCCTAGAAACTTGTTTGTTTCATTATTTCTTTTTACTTCTGGTCTAAAAATAGCCATTACTTTTTCTCCTTATAGATTTGATTCCATTTAAACTCTATCTCTTTGCCTCTCAAGTGAGGACTTCTGCTACCTGCTTCTAATGCTTCATTTGCCTTAAATGATACCATTAGTTTGCTATTTTCTTCGTCTCTATAAACATAACCTATTGCATCGCAGTCTGCCATTAACATATTCTTTAATTTTCCAGTTAAATCCAGACTTTCAGGTTCTACTATTGCTTTGCTATCTACTATGGCTCTTGCCCATTTCCTATGTCCTACGATGATTACATGAGGAAATATATCTTTCATAAATTGTATCGTATTAAGCACTTTTTCTCTTACTAAGGCAAAACCCTTCCCATAAGATAAATCGGCTATTGCGGATACATTTTCGTCTTTACAGACAGTTTTCTCTGCCCAATCTGCTATTTTATCAATGGTATCTATTGCTACATACTCAAATTCATGACCATCTTTAGCTTCTTTTAGAAGATTGATTAATTCTTCTCTACTATTTACTGTTTTAACATAACCACCAATCATGTTGGCTCCTTGTTCAGTATCTATAATTAAGCAATTATCTAACTTACTTAATATGGTAGTTTTACCTACTTTTGGAGCACCATAAATTAACAATGATTTAGGATTATCTGAAACTGCTTTTCTTTTAACTTTTTTAAGTGCCATTTGCACCTCCTATGTTTAACGAAAGGGCCTTAAGAGAGGGTCTAGAGCATATTATATTAATAACCTCTCTCAAGGCTTCTTAAGTTATTACTATTTATTTAAATAAACAACTACTTTTTTCAATTGACATTGTAGGAAAATGAAAGGATATAAACTTCTCATAAGGCTGTTTTGTCACAACCTTTCTTATAGCATTAGCTATGAAGCTTCCAGACATATTACTACAATAGCTTGTAGCTTTCATATTACACGGTTCTTCGCTACCATTTTCATCAGGATACCATACCTCTTGGTATTTCTTTAAAGTAGGCTTTAAGATAGTATATTGTTGATAGTGTTCTGCACCCATTCTACCATCTATTAAAACATAAGGCTTAGAATACTTCCAATTAGTTAAAGCTTTAACTGCGTCTAATCTAGATTTCATACTGTCAAAACCTAAAATGATTATGTCGTCATTATTCATATAAATATAATTATTAAATAATTCATTTTGTGCCATTATATTACAATTATCATTTATTTGATTCAGCTTATCTCCTAAAGCAATTACTTTTTGTTTTCCTATATCATCAACATCGTATTGGGATACACCTATATTTGGAGTTTCTACTTTATCATTATCATATAAGCAGAAGTCCATTGCTCCCATTCTTGCTAATTGTAAGGCTGTGGCACTACCTATAGCACCACAACCTAATATATGGAAATTAAAATCACACAAGTTGTCTACTAATCCTCTTGACCTTGTATTTATATCCATTAATACCATCCTCCATTACCAAAGCTATTATTCCAAGAAATAGTCTCTAGTCTCTCTTTGACTTCATTGTTATCAAATTCAATTAACTCATCAGGCATTGTTGTCATTAACTTAGCTTGTAATTCATGTGTATTCCCTTTAAAAATCTTTAAACTAAAAGGAAGTTTTTCTTTCTTACATATTTTATTACAAGCTTTAACATCTTTATGATAATCCATGAATTTCAAAGTACCATCAACAACACTATCTTGCATTGTACGAGCTTTTTGTAATAATTCCTCATACGAATCTTCAATAGATAATGTATTTTCTCTTTGCCATATATGCCTTTGATTGACATTTTGACCCCAAACATAATTATTTGGCCTTACTATAGTTGCAGGACTATCACAAAGCTCTTTATATTGCTTTTTCATAGCCTCTGTAATATTTATCTTTGGATGTTTTCTATCAATAGTCAAACAAGTATCATAATGTTCCGCTATTGGTAACCCATTAGCTTTCCAAACACTTACCCTAAACTTATATTCTTCTTTAAGGTTTATAACTAGAGCTAAAGAAAAACTATTATTTTCCCAAGCATTGATTTCATTTTCATCAGTACCACTCCAGAATGCTGCCATTGTATGATGTGAATGCCACCAAACAAACTTCATTTCTGGATTATTATACTTCATTCCATATTTCATAGTATATTGAGCAACAGAGTCTTTATCGAGTTCAGTATTTGTACCTGTATTCTCTTGTTTAAGTATTTCTACATCACTTAATTTAAATCTACCATCTTTTTGTGGAACTGCAGTTAATAAGCCAGATATTTCATTCTGGTCTTCATCATGAGCTAATTTGGCCCATGCTTGAAGTTTATACCAATCATTCTCTGGTATATAAAACATATCCTCTAATTCCATATTTAACTCCTTTGGGATTCTTCCCAGTTTTTCATTAATATTTCTACTTCTTCATTGCTCATTAGCTTTGTTGAAGGTATTTCTTTAAGATGTTCAATTTGACCAACTTTAACTAACCAATCATAAGCATAAGTCCAGCCTCTATGCCAATCATTCACTAAATAATGCATTAAAGTATCAATAACATCTTCTTCATAATGTTCTGAATCTATAGGCACATATCTTCCAGCTATTATTTCTATTTCATCACATACTTCATTTACACTATATTCATCAGTGAATAAATGTTCATAAATCAGTCCAACTACACTTTCCATTTCATAATAAACATCACTTTCATAAATATTTATAGTTGTAGTAGTACTTCCATATAAACTACAAGTATCCATAAAAACACAATCAATAGCATGACATTTATTATTAACATATTTGTCTAAATGTATTCCAATATAACCCTGACTGTTAGCAGAATCTCTTAATATTTGACAACATTTATGTATAACTGCACTTCTATCTTGAGAGCTTTTATATGCTGTACTAAAACTTTTAGGCATACCATAATGTAGTCTAGATGGTTGATTATATGGATTAGAATAACTTAAACTATAGTATTGAGCCCATTGCATTAAATTCATTGCTAAAGCAGTATAATTATTATCGTTAAATGATTTAAAAACATCATCTGTAAATTTATCTAAACATACTGGACCATAAGTACTATTGCCTGAATATCTATCTAGACCAATATATGGAAATGCATAACTTATATTATCAGAGAAATATTTGCCTTTAAATCCTATTGATGCTTTACTTCCAGCTAATATTTTTCTTAAGTCAGCAGTGCCTATAATATGTATAGTATTTAATGGTATCTTTGCAGTAGAATTATCACCACTATATATTTCCATTTCTAATCCAGTTAATAATACATCAAGTATAATAAAAACCTTTCTACCGTCAATAAATAATTTGGGTTCTATAATTACCTTGCCTTT